CTTTGTCCTGTACCTCATCAATGCCTGAAGACCTCAAAGAAAGATGGTGGGCGTGGCATAAACAAAATCCAGAGTTCTACAAACTCTTCGAACGCTTCACCTTCCAAGCTATCGAACGTGGACATACACGCTTGTCCGCTTGGCTAATCGTAAATCGCATCCGGTGGGAGACAATGATCGTCACCACCGGAGACGACTACAAAATTTCTAACGACTTCATCGCGCTCTACGCTCGGCTATTCATGCACTACAACCCGCAGTACAAAGGATTCTTCCGCACCAAGCCAATGACCAGAGCAACATTCGTCGATGAAGAAACCGCAAAAAACATAGGCGAAAGCCTCGCGGAACAATATGAGGAAGACACATGACCGACGATAAACTGCTCGACATAACCGTCACCTTCGCTCCACAAGCACAATCACCAAACCAAAACGTCGTCTATAATAACGTCGTACACTGGGAATGGGACAGTGGACTCGGACTACGAATCCAACTCGAAGACGATGTAGCCGTCCTCTTCAACCCAATGTTCATTCTAGCCGTCATGGAAAAACCCGCACTCGAACCAGAACAGGCCGAGCTATGGGACGTAGACGATGACAACGAAGAATAAACTACCACCTTGGCTAGAAGCGGACCTCGACAAGCTCGGGGTCCGTAAACCACAGAACCCCATCTCCCCCTCAAAGACCACGGACCACGTGCCATGGACCCCACAGTACGAGGGGCAAGAGCCGCCGTTCTAACATTTTGTTGACGTCAACAAAATGATCGGGGAACAAATTAAACGTCTCCCTTTATATATAGAGCTGAAAATAGAAAAAATATTTTAAAGTGAAAATGCCCGTAACCGGTGTAACCGTGTAACTTTCGGCAAAAAGTCTTTTATATATATAGACTTACAAGTTTCATAAATAGAAAAACAAAAGTGTAACGTAACCAAAGTTTATGTAACCAAGAAAGGGCAGAATTGCGTTAAGGGGGGTCTGACGAAAAAAAAATAAAAAAAATATTTCTGGCTATATATATAAAGAAGGGTTAATTTAAGGAAACTACCGCTTATTAACTGGAGAATAAAGTGGCTCGAAGAAAACAAGGGGATGTCGCCAAATCCACACCTGTTGTACAGAAAAGAAAAGCAGGGCGACCCAGAGCAACGAAGGCACAACCACTGACCCGAAAGCAGGAACTGTTTGTGAAAGAATTGGTTTCTAAGGACGGACAGATTACAATGCGGGAAGCAGCAATCAATGCTGGTTATCCTGCCTCATCTGCTCACACTCGGGCGTATGAGCTAACCAACCCACACATTAGTCCGCATGTTGTGAACGCAATACAAGCGTACAGGGCAGAGCTGGATGAAAAGTTTGGCGTGACTTACCAACGCCATCTTAGAGATTTGCAAACCATCAGAGATATGGCATTGCAAAACGGCGCATACTCAGCAGCCGTCCAAGCTGAGTATCGACGGGGGCAAGCGCAGGGCGACATTTATGTAAGTAAATCAGAAATCCGCCACGGCAGTATCGACAGCATGAGCAAAGACGATGTGCTAAAGGCGCTTGAGGAAATAAAGCAGAGCTATGCCCCGATCACTATCGACGTTACTCCCGAAGGACAAACAAATCCCAGCAACCGCGACAAAGCGAGAGGCAGACTTTTGGCGCATGATGAAGACGGGGATGGAGAAGAGTTCGAGGAAGATCAACGCGACGAGGCTTGAAACGTGGGCGATGCCCGGGGTTCCAGATGTTTTGTTGTGTGACGAGGAAGGCGACTTTCACTTTGTAGAATTGAAAGCAACGGGCGGTCGTGCTGTAGATTTACGTCCGCATCAAGTCGCGTGGCTTTCTAATCATGCACACGCAAGCGCATGGGTTTTGGTTTTGAAAAAGAAAACGAAGACAATGCCGCAAAAGATATTTCTGTACCCTGCAAACGCAGCAATGGATTTGAAGCTGGAAGGTTTAGACGTGGAGCCTTTGTTCGAGTGTGAGGGTGATCCAGACTGGAATGTAATTTTGGACTTGATTAGTCCCATAGGATCGCATAACATCGCATAGTCTCTTTAAATTACGGAGGAAATGAGATGAAAAAGTTTGAGGTAATCCGCCACTACACATGTTCTGCTGTTTACGAGGTCGAAGCTAATGACGAAGACCACGCATACAAACTAGCTTGCGAAGGCGAAGGCCACCGCAAAACGTATGAAGCCAGTGAAGACGACAATTACGAAGTCATGGAAATTTTGGTGGAGGGCGCAGCATGAACTTACCGATGGATCAAGAAAAGTTGGAGAACTTTGTGATGCAACATATCCATGCGTGGTCGCAGGAGTTCAAAGAATTAAATAATGATTTGGATGAGCATTTGATTCATATCATGCGTCGTGATTTCGATGACTTTAAAGAAAGTTTGCAGGAAAAGTTTGAGGCTTTTGAAAAAGCATTTGAGGGGGCGACCGCATGAGAACCTATGACGATAGACACGGCGGACCGTTCGACCGAGGCGGTGCGGATTATTGGTACGGTCGGGATTTTGATCCCCACTATTACAAGGGCGCAACTTATACGACCGACCGCGTGGAAAAGGCGGATATGACATTGGCGGAAGTCAACGCATATAAAGCGGGGTATATTACAGCGCGAAACAATGGCGATCAGAAAGATTGGGGGGACGCATGTTCCTGATCGAATGGATTTATAAATTGTTATATGGTGATGATGCTGTTGACGATTTGCGAGACAATCCAAAACGCCGACGTAAATAAATAAAAAATTAGCCCGCTTGACCGCGGGCTTTTCTTTGTTCTATAGTATGCGATATGTCTTATACCTACGGAGGGCAAACCATGTTAAAGACTGTAGAAACCAGCCGCGCAACCAAGACCAAAGGCGTCGCTGTAACATATCGGGCGGGAAGCGGTGAAAAGTTTGCGACCTGCCCAGCCGATTGCAAAATGAATTGCAGCGGTAAAGGCGCAGCTAAATTAGATCACGATTACTTGGATGCGTTATTGGATGCGGTGCCGCGTAAAGGCGTGTCGTTTACATATTCGCATTTTGATCCAAACGTTTTTGGCTGGGGCAAAAAATTAAAAGCGGGCAAGACCGTCATAAACTTTTCTACCGAAAGTCCAGCAGCGGCAGCGGCGTCAATTTATAACGGCGTTCCGTCGGTGGTGGTCGTGCGTGATGATTATTGGCAAGGCAGCAAAACCCAATCCGCCCCGTTTGATACAACGATTGTGCGGTGTCCTGCGGAATATCGCGACGGGTTTTCGTGTCGCGATTGTGGCAACGGCGTTCCATTGTGCGCCCGTCTTGATCGTGATTACATAATCGGATTTACAGCGCATGGCCCCAGCAAGCGGAAAGCGGCAGACGTGACGACGCGCGGCGGATGTTATGCGGATGCGGGCAATTGTCGTATTTGGTGGGATGACACTGCGAACGGGCAGCAAGATGAAACCGACGCGGAAAAGATCACCCGCTTTGCAAAATCCCTCCCGCCGCGGTCGATCATCCGCCACCATGTTGCGGGTGATATTGGGGCCGAATAACTTTTTCAAAAATTAAGCTTGCAATCATATGCGAGTTTATGCGATGTTAATGGGGCGGGGTAATCCTGCCCCGTTTTATTTTGTCTTAACTACGGAGAATTTAGACATGACTTATCAAACAAACGCGTTCGCGCATGGCATCGGAAACAGCGCAGTTTCATCACAATGGTTTTCACGTCCAGACGATCAGAAATTTTTGTCACTGGATGACATGTTAGCGTTCAAAAAAGTTGATGCGCAGCGCATGACATCGCGAACAGTGGACACTCACAAGATCAAGATTGTGGGCGACGTTGATCCAGAAAACCCCAGTCGGGGCGATATCTTTATTGAATATACCGACGACGACCGTCGCGAACATTTGAACACGCCCACCAATTGGTCGTTTGGTCAACTGTCGCAATTGGCTGGGGCACCCGCAGGCTATTTAAAAGACCTGCCCGCACCGATTGCCGCGGACTGTATCCAGTGGGGATTGCGTCACAATCGCGGAAAAGAATTGATTAAAGTTTACGGGCACCAATCCGACGGCGGAGAATTGCGGGCCGCAACGGGTCCAGATTATGGGCGGATTTACGATTGGGAAATTTTGGAACCAATCAAGAATTTGGTCGATGCGTCGGGCGGACAATGGAAAATCCCGGGCATGATGACGGGAAGCCAAAACGGGCTGGCGGTATATGATCCCGACGTGCCCGTGTCGCTGGAGACAACGACGCTGTTTGCATCCGACCGCGACGTATTTGTGTTCTTAGTTGACGACCGCAACCCAATCGAAGTTGGCAAACTTGCGAACGGCGAACCTGATTTAATGTTTCGCGGGTTTTATGCATGGAACAGTGAAACGGGCAGCAAGACCGCGGGCATTGCGGCGATGTATTTGCGCGGCGTTTGCATGAACCGCAATTTATGGGGCGTTGAAAATTTCCATGAAATTAAAATCCGTCACACTAAATTTGCGCCCGACCGTTTCGCAGCGGAGGCCCGCCCCGCTTTGCAATCTTTTGCGCAGGGTGCAACCGCGACTTTTGTCGAGGGTGTACAAGCAGCGAAGGCCGCCAAAATTGCGAGCGATGACGACGACCGCCTTGCATTTTTAACTAAGCGGGCGGGATTGTCTGGACGCATGGCGAAGGCAGCAGCGGCCCGCCATATCGCGGAGGAAGGCCGCCCCGTTGAAACCGTGTGGGATGCAGCGCAAGCGATAACAGCGATTGCCCGCGACGTGCCCCATCAAGATGCGCGGATTGAAGTTGAACGTAAGGCGGGCGCATTGCTGGACGCGGTCGCAGCATAAACCCACCGCAACCCGTAGGAACTGGCCCGCCATTGTGCGGGCCTTTTTTTGTGGGGGTTTACTTTTGCAAAAGTTATCGCATATAATCGCATCACCGCGGGGGCAACCGCGGCAACCTTTAACCTACGGAGGCCAAAACATGGCACAGAATATCTTTCAACTTAACTTTCGCCCGTCTGAAATTTTACTTGATCGCGTGTTAAATCCGACCCGCGACGAAAACATAGGGGCAGCAATTCCCGCCGATCTAATCGAAGCTTGCGGGATTATTCCCGATTTCTTTTGCGCGGCGTGTGTTGGTTGCGGCGATGATCTGACACTGGAGAACGTTTGCGCGGGCATGGATGACGCCTACGGATACGGCGGTTTTAAATATGCATGGTCGGGGAATGTGACAGATCGCGGCGTATATGAGGCCACAAACGATGACGACCCCGACATGGCACCGCTTGCGCGGTTCGGGTTTGACGGTCGGTTTTTCTGTTATGTATACGACTACGGCGTGGCGGCTGTAGTTGATCGGGAAAGCGGGCAATTCAAGGTCGCGCGGTTCGATTAATCCCGACCAACACAAAACAACGCGGGGCGGTCCACTGGGCCGCCTTTTTTGTTTGCACTTTACTTTTGCAAAAGTTATCGCATATATTCGCAGATGACGGGGGGCAACCCGTCGCAACTTTTAACAACTACGGAGGCGCAAGCCATGATCGAACTACACACAAACCCAGACAATCTTATAACGCTATCTGACAACGCCGAGACCACGGGCAAGGATGTGCGCATGGCCGCGCATGACATCAAAAACTTGCGCGACTACGCGGAAAGCTTAGAGCGCAGCGTTAACCAGATGAGCGGCGAGATTAACAGCATCCGCACCCAGCGCGACGCCGCCGCCGCCGCATTGCTGGCAATCTTTCGCCCCGAATTGGAAACAATGGTTCAAAGCTTAGTCAATGAACAACTCGACGACATGCGCGGGGATATTGAAGACATGAAGGAACGCGTTGACGACATCCCGAACGAAGACGACATTAACGACGCGGTGCGCGAGTTTATGCAATATGAGGCCAAATTTAAAATCACGCTAGAATAACGCAGCACCCCAAACAACGACGCGGCCCGCCATTGTGCGGGCCTTTTTTTGTGCCCCGTATTTGACAGTTAAACACGGCGGGCCTTGCCCCGCGGGCAATCCCCCAAACGTACCGAACCGCGACGCGTGGGCCGTGGGCCGACCCCAGCGGGCGAAAATTAGCGGGCAGTTTTTCCCCGATCCGCCGACCCCAGCCAGTGAAAATTAGCCCCCGCCGATGCGCCCCGACCCGTGGCAGGCGGGCACCCGATCGCGGGCCGCGGGCCGTGGTTTGCTGGCATCGGGCCGCCCGATTTTATGCGCGGCAGGGGCCCCGATGTATCGGGTCAATTGACCGCGGCGAGCGGATCGCAGGGCGATTTTCGCGCAGCGCGGCCCCGGGCTACGACACGAAGGCTTTAGCCATGTTTCGCGCAAATAATTACGTGAATTTTGATATGACATTTAACTGTCTTATATTTATGTTTAAAATCGCATATATTACGTGCTATGTTTCACGTGAAACATTCGTGAAAAACTGCGTATGAAAAGTTAGCTAGGGACCCCTATGAATATAGCTAGTAATCCTGCTTTAGAAGAGAAGAAATTGAAGCTTGAGCT